CACCAATTTGCCGTCCCCGTGACAATCGGCCATGAACACACTCATTTGCCGTATGTGGTCCAATTGGACCACCCGCCGCTACTGCCGGGCACACCGGCCCAAATCAACGAACCAATGGCAAGGTTGGTAACCGGGTCGAGTAGATCGTTGCACGTTATGGGGTAGCCGTTGGCGGCGGCCCACCCGTTTGGCCAAAACCGGTTGGGTTTCACCCATGACGGGCAATGGATTTGCAATAACCCGTAGGAATTGCCGTTATCCCCAATGGCGGACGGGTTGCAACGGCTCTCTAGGTGCATAATTCGGGCTAGTTGTGGGGCCTCGACGGCCGGCCACCCGTAGCCCAACGCGTAGCCCGCCCACGCGCTACAAGCCCCAATCGGGGGTTGGGGCACCGTGGTAGGGGTTGGCGGTTTTGACGCGTCTAACGGCCTGTAAACGGTGTTTGCGGGCACCGTGGGGGCAATGGTGGTAGGTGCCGCGGCCGGCCATGGATTTGAGAGGGGGTTAATCCATAGGGAAATAGCCACCGCGGCACCCGCAAATATTGTAATAAACGCGTTCACGCGGTACCCCGCGGATCTGGCCTTGTTGGGTGTGTCCCCATGTGTTCGAGACTTATCGGTTTTCCCCATGTGTCCCACTTGTTTAGACGGGTCGCTAATTGGGCCAACGAAATAGTGCCGTTGGGCAATCGGAATATTTGGACCAATATTTGGCCGCCGGTTTCTAGTTCACCGGTCAAAACCTCATAGAAAATTAGGTTAGGTTGTTGTGTTTCCGTTGGGTCTGGCACGTCGCTTGCCGCCTTTCTTCGTTGTCTTTTTTACCGTAGCGGGGACGTGTTGCGTAGTGGTGGATATCCCAAACGCGGCCTGAAACGCGGCCCGTACACGGTCCGGGTTGTTGGCCATGCCTAGCCGTATCTCGATATGGAACCAATCGCCGCCCGGTGCCCCGTGGATCGTGGGCCGGGCATACCTAACCCACGCTTGGTAGTTGTGGGCTTTTACGGGTTGTGCGTCCACTCGATCTACACGCCACCCGCGGCCGTGCGGGTCCGGGAAATAGTCCAACACGCATTGCACACCCAATAGTTCCCAATTGTCCAACACGGTGTTTAGCCACGTCAAGGCCCGTATTCGTGCATTGGGTACGCCTAGGTTGCGGGCCGGTATGCGACGGTAGGACAAATCCATGGCTACGCCACGTGCATGGTTTGAGATTTGGCCGCGAGTGGTTGCGGATCCGGTGCCGCGTATGTTTCTAAACGCGTAGTGGCCGTTGTTCCATACCGCGCCACCGCTTGTTAGTTCGGCTTGTTTTACCCACTCGATCGTCCCGGGTAGTGGGCCGGATACCACCGAATAGCCGGGGACCTTGTAGATAGGCATTACTTTTTAGGCGGCTCTTTTTCTACGAACAAACACGCGGTGTTTTCGTTGCCAAATTGAGTGCTAATCCACGCCATTAGTGCGGACGCTACGGGAATACTCAATGCAATGATTTGTGGATCTACGTTGTATTTGTGGGCTATGTAACTACCCAATGCGATAACGGCACCTTTTAGGGTTTGGTCCGCGGTTTGTAGTTGCGCGTTTTTATTCATGGTGCCGCCGGGTATGGGTTGGCCGCTTTAATTTCCGCTACTGCTTGCCGCCATGCGGCCTCGGTTCCGTCTCCGCGTTGCCACTCGAAAAATAGGCCGTCCGATTTGGTTTCGTATTCGGTGCGGCGTGTGGCCTCAACAATGGCGCATTGGTTGGCGTAATCCACTTGTGGCCAAGCGGCGTCTAATTCCGCTTGGGTTGGTTTGGGGGTATCACTAAACCATTGCAATGTTGCGTAATCGTTGTTGTTTATTGCCCATTCGCTACCGGGATAGTTGGCTTGTAATACTTTGGCGTAGTCGATCATGGTGTGACCTCTAAAACGGTAATCGAACTAGCGGCCCGGTATTCCGCGTCATCTTGCCCTCGGTTGACGTACACCGCGCCACCAGAAACCGACTGAATTTGGATCTTGTAATTAGTGGCGGACGTGGTAGCCGGACTATCCAAAAAGTTTATGGACACTACGGACATAGCCCCAGAACTAACGTTCCCCAACGAAACGCTTGTACGCACCAATGCGCCGCTTGCGTCTCCTATGTAAATGTCGGTGCTGTCGCGTATCACTTTTACGCCAAAATCTTGGTTGGCTACACCCACGGACACTTGCGCCAAAATAAGAACCTTATTACTTGCGCTAGTTGGCGTAATCGACTGACTTAGCCCGGTTACGTCCGTAAATGTCGAACTCGACACGCTAAACGTGTCGGTTTTGGCGGTGCTTTTTACTTGCACAACCGCGCTAGTGCTAGGGCCAAGCGTTGCCCATGCCGCACCGTCGTAATACTGCACCACGTTGGTGTCCTCTAAATACGCTAATTGGCCCTCAGCCAACGTCTTTTCGCCGCTACCGCCAAATGCCGCGTCCCGGGCCGTGGTATCTGCGAATACGGGAACCCCGGTTCGTGCGCTTTGGTTCATTTGGTCCGCGGTTAGCACCTGAGACGTTACGAACGTGGGGACGGTTGTTTGTGCGTTGGCACCCATGACGCAATCCTAACCCAACACGTTGGTGCTATCTAGCACACCGTACACCAGATCGTCCAAAACTAGGTAATAAACCACCGTGGTGTCCGCTGTGTAAAACGTAATGGTATGGCCACCGTCCAACGAAATATCCCCCGTAATACCCTCTACGGACAATTCGCTACTAATCGTGCCGTAATTCGGCACGTCCACGGTAATAGTGATCGTATCCCCAATGTCCACGGTTGCCACAATGTCGCGTTGGGCCTCGGTAAGCATGGCCAAATTGGTGGTAAGCGCGGTTAGCCGTGGGGACGGGTACGGGGTTAGTAAATACTCGGCGGCGGCCGCAATCTGGCCGGCCACGTGTAATAGCGAACTCGACACGTCCCGGGTTTGTACGAAATAGGTGGTTTGGCTAGCCGTGTCCTGATCCGTAGCGGTGGTACCGTCCAACGCGGTAACTACGGCCCGGTTCACTACTTGCCGTGCGTCGAATTGGATACCCACGTTCCGGTACTTGTAATCGGTGCCCTGATCGCTAAACACCGCCACCGAACCGCTAAGCGTGGCACCGGTACGGTTTTGGAACGTTAGTACCCCGTCCGCGGACATAAACAACCGCCCAAACTCGGCGGTGTCATTTATCTGTTGCAAATATTCCAACACGTTGGTGCCGGCCGCAACAGTAAACGAGTTCGAGTGCCCCAAATCTACGGTGCCGGTGGCAATGCTTGTAGTTCCGGTGTAATCCACCTCGGGCAACGCCAACACGCTATTTATGCGTTGCCCGGACGTTTGCGGGGTAACGTTTAATTGCTCAATAAATGTGTTGGCTAGTAGCCAAAAATCGTCCACACAATTAACCGTTACAAGGTTTTGGCGGTCCAAATTGTATTGGTAATCGTAACTCTCAACGATCCCGTTAAATAGTTCGGTTGTTTCGCGTAACACTTTTACGCGCCGCATTGGGGCCAATCCGGGTGCGTCGCTTGCCGGGTCGTAATAGGGGCTTGTATCGTCGTACGGGTTGAGTATGCCGCCGGCCAACGTGTCGTTGAGTGTAAATGACATGGTGCCGGCCCCGAATTGGTCGAACGGTTGTTGGCGGCCGCGGTTGTAATTAACGCCTAGGACGTAATCGGTTATGTCCGCAAATTGCACGTTAGGCCCCAACGTGTATTCCGTGTTGCCTAATACGCCTTTTACGGAATCGTCCAAACGGAAACTATTGGTGTCCCAACCGGTGTCTAATAGCACCGTGTAGTCCCCGGCGGCGGATACTACGCCGGGCACCTACGCCACCCGTATGTCAATCGCGCCGCTACGCCGGTTGTATTGCCGTAACGCGTTTACCAATTTGTCGGGTAGGGACGCGTCCGCCAACGTCGAGTAAACGTTTACGGTGATATTGCCGCCCATATTGGCACGGTTTAGGGGTATGACGGCCTCGGGGCCGCGTTCCCCAATCATGGCCAACGTTGGATCCGTAACTATGCCACCCTCGGCCAACAACGGGATTTTGGGGACGCTAAACCCTTTACCGCCGATTTTGGGCACCCAATCCGGTACCGAAAACGATAGTTTGCCCACGCTGTTGTTCCATGCCGTCGCAATGCCGTTAAATATGGATTTGTAGAACCCCACCACCACGTTTAGGTAACCCTTAATAAAATCTACGCTCGCGGTAACACCGGCTTTAATGCCCTCGAATAACGCTTTGACACCGTTTCTAAATGTCTCGGAATTCTTGTAGGCGATCACAAACGCGGCTACCAACGCACCAATAGCGATTACTACCAACCCAATGGGGTTAGCGGACATAACAAGGTTTAACGCGAATTGTGCGGCCTTAACCACTACTAGCGTGGCTTGGTACACTTTCATGGCCGCATTGGCGGCAAGTACCGCAACCGCAAGGCCGGCAATTACGCCGCCCAATATGACTATCACCGTTGAGTTCTCGCGGGCAAAATCGGCAACCTTAACCATTACCGCGGTAAGTTTGGCAAATAGCGGCAACAAAATAATGCCGATACTTTCGGACAATTGACTAAACGCCACTTTCATTTTGTCGCTATCGTTCGCGGTTGCCTCGGCCGTGCCACCTACTTGCGTCTCAATGGCCTTTAACACCATGTCTTGGGCCTCTAATAATTTGTTGCTCTTAACCAACGTTTGGATTTTCTCTTTTTCTTGGTCCGTGAACGTGACACCGGATTTAGCCAACGCGGTAATGCCCTTAATCGGATCTTGCAACGCTTTACCTAGTTGCACCGCGTTGGTGGCCGCGTCACCGAATCCGGCCGCGCCCATGTCTATGGCGGCTTTTGTTGCTCGATCAAACGCGCCGCCGGCCGTGTCCGCACTCTTGGCCAATTGGCCGAACGTTAATAGTTTGGCTTGGGCTAATTTAATTTGGTTTTGGTCCACGCCGGTAGCCCGGGCCGTGGCGTTGGCGTACTCAACAATGCGGTTGTTTACTTTTTCGGTGGTGTCACCGAATAGGCCCATGCTTTCGTTAATTTGGGCTATTCGTGCGTTGGACGTGGCGGCGGCCTCACCGGCGGCAATGGTGGATTTGGCCATGACGGCCACGGCACCCAACGCGGCGGCGGCGGGTAGGGCCGCTTTTTTTAGTGCAAATTGGGCTTTTTGGCCGGTTGTCTCAAGTTGCTTAAATTCGGCAATGGCTTTTGTAATGCCCTTGCCCTCGAACTCGGTGATAATTGGGATAGATACGGCCATTACTTAACCAATCTACTATTGGCCTCACGTTGGATAACGTTTACCACGCTTTGTAGATCGCGTTCCACTTGGCCTTGGTTGCGTTCGTATGCGGGCCACATAATGCGGGACGCACGGCCGAACCGTGTTTCCAATCGGGTGGCCAAATTGTTGGCGGACGATCTGCCCGCCATGTCAAATACCTCACCTATGGGGGATTTCATTACTACGGCAAATACGGCCATTGCCCCACGTTTACGGTTGCTAAACCGGGTGGTAATTGTTTTGCGGACCTTTTCGCTACTGAATGGGGTTAGCCGGCCGCCTTGCCAATTTCGATTAAAACCGCTTATTACCGTGTTGGGCACCGCGTTTTTAGCGTCCGCTACCACGCTTGCCGTGATTTGTTTAACGTCTTTTTTAATTTGTTTGGCTAACTCGGGTTCCATTTTGTTGAGTTCGCGCAACGTTTCCTTAACGCCAACAACGGTTACGGTGGATTTAGCGGCCACGGCTTGCCCGTTCCATTTGGCGGTTTTGTTCGTTTAGCACACTTACAACGGTAGCCATGTCGTATTCGTCAAATTCGACGTTTGGCGGCCACCACCCGGTTGCCACCAATATTTCCGCTAATCGGCGGCGGTAGCCGCCACCGTAGGGTTTGTAGGGCCGCTATCCACCGGCATAGGTGCCCCGTCTAGCGCGGCCTCATAATCGGCCAACGATAGGTTCGAGTGTTCGGCCTTGGTGCGTTGCAACGCATACCACGTAAGCACCACCATGTCCGTGGCGCGTAAATCCGTGGACAATTGGCCCATGGATCGTTTGGTGTGCCGTTCCCAATTCAGTACGTCAATAAAACGGGTTTCCACGCTTACGGTTGTGCCCTTAATAGGGATATCCCACTTAATTATCACGTCGCTAGCCAATCACCCGGGTGTTATGACGTTGCCGCGGCGTAGGTGCCGCCGGTGAACGTTAGTTGGACCTCGCCCAATTCGCCAAGGTTCGCGGCCAACACGTCCATGGCCTCAAGGTAAGTATTGGTTAGCGAAAATTTGGGGTTGGTTGCCGAAACCGCGGCACCGTCCACCGGTGTGCACTCAACGTAGCATTGCGTCCCCACCAATGGTTCCAACGTTGCGTAAACCTCGGCCGCCTCATAGGACTGATTAAACGTGACAACCAATTGGTTGCTATTCATGCCGGCCTGATAGAACCGGTCCCGGCTTGCCATGCTCGAACTCTCGAGCGCGTCCGCTTGGCGGGTAAGTGCGGCAGACTTTGCGAACTCGGACAGATCAACGGATGATCCGCTAGACGCACCGATTTTTACCTCGGGTGCGGAGTAGTAAACGGTTTGTGGCATTGCCATGGGTTAGTCCTCGCTTTTCGTTGTTACTTTTTTAGCACGTTTCGGGCCGGTTTGCACGTCACCGTTGGGGACGATAGCCCCAATTTTGAGTAGGTAATAGAAATCGTCCAACGGGAAATTGGCGGCCGGTACCACGTCCCCGGGTTGTTTGTCGGCAAATGCTTTAGTCACGCGGTAGGTACTCATGGCCCTATTTTAGCCCCAATGGTTAGTTCGTAAGACGCAAATTCTTGGCTACCTATGGTGGTTACCGCGGGCCGTACGTCCGTTAGGCCGATTTGTGCGCGGCGTACTAGGTCCGCCAATTCGAGTAGTTGCGTTAAACATTTGTAATCACCGGGGCCAATGCCAATGATTTTTACCGTAAACGTCATATCGAACACTAGGTTGCTATTCATACGAATGACGGGTGCGTCCACAAACGCGCACGGTGGGTTTAGGTTCCGTGGATCGTCCACCACGCGTAGCCCGGTAATGGTTTGTAGTTTGTTTACTACGTTGTCGTAACCCAATTTAAACGCGTTTACGGTGGCGGTCATTAGGCAACCGCCGGCCGATTAACCCCTAGTAGCCGCATGATCTGGCCCATACTGCCGCCGGTTGGTGTGCCGGTGGCCAACGGATCGAATGACGCGTATTGGTCAATAGATCCACGTTCGCGGTACAAGGCCCCGGCGTACATAATGGTGCCTAGCCGCACGTCTTGGCTAGGCACCGTGGATAGGGACGCGTCAAAATAACCGGCCTCTTGGCGTTTACGGTACGCGTACGCGTTGGCGGCGGCCACGCAAATGGTTAGTAGGTCATAGTCGCTCGACGGGTTGGTAACGGTGAAACCTAGCCAATCCTCAACGTCTGCAATGGTTATCCACGTACACGTTAATGCGTAGGTGATCGTGCCGGCCGCGGCGGTGCGTTCGATATCGTCCGCGGTGAGTGCGAACAACACTTGGTTGGGTAATAGCACCGCCGGGTTAAATATGAAATCCCCGGCGGTGTTTATGCCCGTAAATTCGTATTGCGGCAGATCTATGGCGGTGTACGTGCCGTTAAATCCGGTTAGCCCGCTAATGGTGAACTCTTGGCCGGTAACGATTTCGTTAGCGGTAAGCGTTGCCACCACGCCATAATTCGACGTGATTTGTTTGCTAACAATTGTGTAGGTGGCCATTGGCCATACCCCCTAATTGTTAGGCAATGGCAATGCTTTGGATCATTGTTGCGTCCGCTACGAACGTTGCGAAATAGCCGTAGTAGGTGAAATTACGGCCCAACAATTCGGGGTCCTCTTTGGTCATAATGCCACGGACGTTTTCGTAGCACTCGAACCCGGCGGCGCGGGCAACAATAAGCGTGTCGGTAGCGAAATTGTTGTCCACAACCAATTCCAAGCCCATGATATTGGTGCCCATGTAGGACAAACGGCCGGCCGAACCGATCGTGTTTGTTCCAATGAGTGACGCGCCGGACGTGTAACCGAATACCGGCCGCTTGTCCGCGTCCAATTGAGAACCCAATTTTTCCCACACGTTCGGAGAACAGAACACGTGGGTGGGTGTAAAATTGGTGTCCTCTTGGATTTCGCGGCCCGCGTCATACAACGCGGCGATAAGGCTTGTCGGATCGTTGGCGGTAACGGTCCACGTCGAACCGCTAGCGGTTGCACCCGCTACCAATGCGTCTGCGGCGATATCGTCCGTTTTAATCATGTACTGCCCGGCGAGATCGCGCAAAATGGCCTCGAGTGCGGACGGATCCGTAAAATCCAAATCCTGTTGCGAGATAAACACGCCACCGGCCACCGTGGTGCGGGTAACGCTGTTGCTCGCAATGGTCATTTTTTGCGACGTGACGGCCGCGCCCTCAGTCTGAGTGCCGGCGGCGGTGTGTTGCGAAATGGTAGGACGAATGAACGCTTTACCGTTGCCGTTTGGCATTGCGCGGGTGCCCAACGCGGACACAACCGGACGAACGAAATTCAAATCCTCGAACACGGGACCCAACACCGGTGTGGGCAACAAACCCGGGGTATCGGTGGTCAGATCTTGCGCAAGTGCGGCCTGAATTGCCGTCTGGTTCTTGGCTTGGTGCTGTCGGTAAGCGGCATTGACGTTACGCCACACCTCGCCACCAACGTGGATCGCGGCCATGTATTCGCCGGGTGTTGGCAACGGAAATTCGCGCTCATTCTTTGCGGCGGCCCACACGGGTGCGGTTGGTGCCGGTGCCGGTGCGGCCTCGACGTTCTCAACGTTTGGGGTGGTGGTGATCTCGGACATTGTTTTGTTTTCCTTTTCTTTTGCCGCCGCTACTTGTGTAACCCTTGCTTGTGGAAACGCGCCTAACGGAACCAACGATAACTCAACCCACCTAGCGGACGCAACAACCAACACGCCGTTTTCGTCCATTTCCGCCTCCACCGGTTCCGCGCCAACGCTTACCGCGTCGAGTACGCCATCCTTGGCGAGTTCTAACGCCTCATTGCCGGCCTGAGTTTTGGACACTTTAGCGGTGAAATACACGCCGTTTTCGTCCGCTACACGCTCGGTAACCACACCAATGGCCCGGGTCAAATCGTGGTCCTGAATAAGTTTTGGTGCGGGTCCGTCCACCGGCAACGATCCGGGTAGAAACATAACCTCGGTACCGTCTGACACGGTGGCCACCACGTTGTACGGTGCGGCAACGCCCATAATTTCGCGCTTGCCCTC